GAGGACTCATATAACGAGCAAAAAGACTTTGTGAATGCTTTATGTTCAATTGCTCAAGATACAGAAATGCATATTCATCTTGTGCATCACATGAGAAAAGGTAATGATGAGAGTCATATTGGTGGCAAATTTGATTTAAAAGGTTCAGGAAGTATTTCTGACCAAGTGGATAACGTCTTTATTGTTTGGCGAAATAAGAAAGAGGATAAGAATCCTATTGACCCTGATGGTCTTTTGATTTGTGCTAAGCAAAGAAATGGTGAGTGGGAAGGAAAGATTAAGCTTTGGTTTGATAAGGCATCACAACAGTATACGGTGGAACATGGGAGAACGAGGTTATACATGGACGGAAGAGTATCGGCACAGATGCGAGGTCCGTACATTAATCAGGAATCGGATAATGTTTGGTAAAAAATATCTGACAGATTTTTTAAGTAACAAAGCAGTACAAGGTCGTCGAGCGAAGTTAGAGCAAGACATTTTAGAGCAATGGAACAAAGGTAACCGAGGGGAGCATGACTTATGGTTGTGAAAAAGAAAGTAAGCAAAGAAGAGAAAGCATTATTTTTAGGAGAAAAAGATGTTCCTGAAGATAAGATTGAAGAAGAGATAGCGAAGATTAAAGAGGGTTCTGACGCTGATTTAACCTCTGACATTTATCCTGATTTATATGAAAGCCAAGACCCTATAGACAAGTTGCAAAAGGGTTCTGATAGGCTGAAAGAATTTATTGTTGAGTATCAGCCATCGTTAATGATTGAGCGTCAAAAATTTAAACAACATTTATTAGAAATCTTGGAGGCTTGGAAATGAGTAAAATGAGTGAATTACAACGCAAGTTACTAAATGGTGGTGGAGGGGTAACTCTCTTTACGCAACAAGAGTTTGATGAAGCATTAGCCTTAGCACAGGCTGAGATTATGACTGTTGCTATTCAAACTACTAAGCAAGCCATTTTAATCGAAAGAGAAGAGTGTGCAAAGATTGTTGAAGAATCTGATTCAAGTTTAAGTCTTTCGCACATTGCTAATGAGATTCGTAATCGCATACCAAGCCAAAGACAATGAGTAAATACGCTCGCAAAGTTGATAGTAATCACGCTGAGATTAGAGATGCTATGCGAGCATATGGTGCTTATGTATTTGATGCAAGTGCAACAGGTCGAGGATTTGTAGATTTAGTTGTGGGATATGCAGGCCACACAGCCTTAGTAGAAATTAAATCTCCTAAAGGAAAGTTTACTGAAGCTCAACTAAATTTTATAGAGAATTGGAAGGGCGGAATTCTTGCTCGTATTGAAGATGTGGATGGGGCGATACGCCTTTTAAAGACAATGGAGAAGTAAAATGGAACGTGAAATTGACCCACACGATGCAGTTGATTATTTAATTAGAAATGCTAAAAAATTTGCACAGGCAAGAGCTGAACGTATTTATTTGGAAGAATTTAGAAAAACTAAAAAAGCATTGCTAATGAAACAGAGCATGGAAAAAACAATTATTGCACAAGAAAGAGATGCATATGCCCATTTAGAATATCAAGAGCTTCTTAAAGGTATTCGAGAGGCTGTAACTATTGAAGAAGAACTAAGGTGGCATATGGTTGCTGCACAAGCAAGAATTGACATTTATCGTTCACAAGAAGCTACGGCTCGTATGGAAATGAAGGCTACAGTATGACTCAAGATGAACTTAAAAAAATTGTTGAATACAAAGATGGTGAATTGTATTGGAAAATTAGCCCAAATTGGAGCATTAAAGTTGGGGATAAAGTTGGTTATTTAACAAAAGATGGATATAAAAGAACCACGATTAATAAAAAAAACGAAAAATTGCATAGGTTAATTTTTTTATATCATTATGGTTATTTTCCACAATTAATTGACCATATAGATGGTAATGGCATAAATAATAAAATTGAAAATTTAAGAGAGGTTTCACATATGCAAAATTCTCAAAATAAAAAAATGGCAATTAACAATACGTCAGGTTCAAAAAATGTTTATTGGCATAATGCTGTAAAAAAATGGACGGTAGTCTTAACGCTTAATAAAAAAAAGAAAGTAATAGGATATTTTGAGGATTTAGAATTAGCTGATTTGGTTGCACAAGAAGCAAGAAATAAATATTTTGGTGCATATGCAAGACATCTATGAACAATACATTAACAGCAAAAGAGCGTAAACATTTAAGTCGAGTTAAAGAACTTCCTTGCTCAGTATGTGATGCTCCTCCTCCTAGTCAAGCTCATCATATAAAACAACATAGGCAATATGTTTGCGTAAGTTTGTGTGAAAGTTGCCACACTTCAAATTATAATGGGATTCATGGGCAAAAAAGAATGTGGGATGTTATGAAAATGACTGAAATTGATGCCCTAAATATCACCTTAAAAAGATTATTAGAGATGTAATAAAATATTCATTTTATTTACTAAATAAATACTATATAATTAAGGTTAATTATGATTGCACGAATAATTATACGATTAAAGAATCCTTTATTAAGAAGGGTTTTATGGCTTATATGGTATCCATTTGAGTATGTCATTTTGTTGCATGATAAAAAGCTTGAAAAAAACTTTTGGATGTGGGCAACCACAGTATTTTGTTTAGGATGGTATGGAATAGGGGGTAAAAAATGAAACACAAACACGCACAATGCAGAATATTAAGGATAACAAAATGAAAGCATTTCCAAAATCAAATCATCAGTTTTTTGATGCACAAGAAGGCATGGATTTAAGAGATTACTTTGCTGCTAAAGCTATGCAAGGTTTGATATTAATGCAAAAAGGCTATGAATACGATGGAATGTCATTAGCAATTCATTCTTACAAAATGGCAGACGCAATGATGAAAGCGAGGGGACAAAATGACAGCAAATGAACTAGCAGAAATTATAGAAGATGCTTATCCAAGAGGATTTGTTAAAGATGCTGCTGATATGCTACGCCAACAAGCCAAAGAAATTGAGGAGTTGAAAAATGCTCAAAATATTGACCAAATGAGCAAGCCTATTGCTTGGATGGACAAAAATGGATATGTCTATGGTAAACACGAAACACGACCAATAGAAGCTGATATACCTCTTTACACCCACACCCAATCACACCCAATTGAGCCAGTAGCAATGCGTTATGACTTTGATGGTTATGGATATATGTATATTGACTCAGGTTCAGGAAGTGATTGGAAAACGAGAGAGAAGGGTGAGTTGCTTTACACCAAGCCATTCTTTAGTCAAAAACCTGTTGCCATGATGGTTAAATTCCCTGGGTTTGATAAACCTGAGTTTACTACAACTTGTAGTTCTGCTGCGTTAAAACATCCTAACTATACTGCATTGTATGACCATCCACCAATAGCATTTGCTGAATTAGAAGCTGGGGAGAGTATTCCACTTTACACCCATCCAACAAAAGAACTAGATGAACAGTTTAAGAAAGGTTTTGAAGCTGGCAAAGAAGAAGGGTGGAAAGCCCATAAGTTTCACCATCCAACAGACACCATCCCTTACAAAGACTTGCATCAAGTTGTTAAAAATGTATTAGCACAACCAATGCGTGAACTAACAGATGAGCAAATAGATGCTAATCGTTATCAATGGCTTAAGAATGAATTTGCAAATGGTCGTGAAACTTATTTAGCCGAAGGAATTCCTAATGGCGAGCAGTTAGATAAATACATTGACGAACAACTAAAGAAAGCGAGGGGGCAATGAACTATGAGGAAGCAGTAGAACACTACAAAGATACGCCAAGGGCATCACTCGATGAATTTATTGAGCATGGAAAAAATGGTTTTATATTTTTAGAATTGGTTGCGGGTAATGGTTGGATACTGCAAGCCATTGAGTTTGCAGAACAGTTAAAGAAAACGAGTGAAATGACCGACAAAGAATCTGCTATCTACGCAACTGGCTATTGGAATGGTATTCAGAAAGCCAAAGAAAAGAATGAAACCTTAGACACAAGGTCTTACTTGATTGGTAGATATGATGGGCACCCATCAAAAAACAATGAGGCTTATGAAAAAGGTTTTATTGATGGTATGCAAAAACAAATGCAATCAAGGGTACAACAAATGGTAGAAGGATATGCACAATTTCGTGAACTAACTGATGAGGAAATAGATAATATTTTTGGAATATCTGCATTAAACACAACAGTAACTTTAACAACAGAACAATGTTATTGGATTGTTGATGCAATATTAAGAAAGGCGAGTGAGAAATGACTAGTTTTGTACCATATGGAACATTAACTTTTTGTAAAAATTGTGGCGAACAAAATCCTTATCATCGTGAACTAACAGATGAGGAAATACTAGCCCTATGGGTAAAGAAAAACAATCTAAATGGTGCTAAAGATATTTTAGATTTTGCTAGAGATTTATTAAAGAAAGCGAGTGAGAAATGACATTAAAAACTAAAGCTTTAATAATGACTCTGTTAATATTTCTAGCTTTTATAGGAATTGTTGCGGGGCTTGTTGGTTTATTCTATCTTGGCATATATGGGGCTTATATTGGAACTGCTATTTTTCTTGGGGTTATGTTTTATGTGATTTATTTAGATATTTATACTGAAGCTCTGCGTGAAAAGAATAACTACTATATGAATAAAGGTAGCAAATATTTTGACCCCCACACAGACGAATTAATTAAATAAAAGCGAGGGGGGAATGATTAGAAAAAAAGCATTGCTATTGCAAAAAAGATTTAAAAGATTTAATAAATATAATGACAAAGCCAAATTAGAAATGGCTACAGAAGTTGTTGAAATTTTACCAATACTTGTTGAGCAAATTAATTATTTAGATAAGGTAAATACAGAAATGTATCATAAATTAAAATTTTATATGAAAGCGAGTGAGAAATGATTGCACCAATTATTATTTTTACGATTGTATTTTTATGTTTGTTTTTGTTATATGTTTATAGATATAAGTAAGATGCAATAAATTAAACCATAAGTAGTTTAACCATTAAAGGAATGAACATGAGTGCTTGGGATATATCAAATGATGCTGAAAGAATAAGCTATAGATTAGATTCAGTAAAATCAATTATAGAAATTCTTGCTGAAAGAATTACTGAAGATACAGAAAGTAGTGCTTTATGGGCTTGTGCTGAATTATTGGATTTATATGCTCGTAAAGTAGATGAGCTGTCAGACAATGCTATGCAACTTCATCGAGAGGAAAAGAAATGATATTTATATTTTGTAAAAAACCTGATGGAACTGTGTTTGAAGATAACCAATCGATTACAACTATGGAATGTAATGCAACTGAATTACCTGAAGTTGTTTCCCATTTTGAGGACTTTTTAAGGGGTTGTGGATTTATTGTCGATGGACACCTAGGCATTATGGAGGACAAAATATGACAGAAGATGTGATTAAGACACTTTTGGCTGAAAGAAGCTTCTTGGAATCGCAATTACGCAAATTAGCAGGGATAATTCACAGACAGGAAGAAGAAATTGCTGATTTAAGAACGGCTAATCAAGATTTAAAATATCAGTTAATACAAGCTCACGGGGTTAAGAATGAAAATAATAGTAAGCAAAATTAAAGAAATGAAAGATGGTTCAGCTTTATGTAATTTAGATTTGGATAAAGAAGCTGTGGAATTTTTGGTCGCTGAAGGATTTTTATCTGTTTTAAAGAAAGCCATAGACAATTCTGAGGCTTATGTCAAAATTAATGAAGAAAGCGATAAATGCTAATTGGATTCGTAAAAGAGAAGCAAGAAGAAGCGTTTGATGATTGGGTCAAACTTTTAAAAGCAGCGAAAGCCGAAGAAGACTTTTTAACCGACCCAAAGGCTATTTGGCTAGAAGCTTGGACACAAGCAACCATGATTGCTTGGAGCATAGTAGATGATAATATTCCACCTGAATACCGAGAGAAAGTGCATTTAAATATGAAAGCAAGGCTATTGAAATGAGATTCATAGAACTCATGCCTAGACGCAATAAAACCTATCAGGAAGCGTCTAGAAGAAACAGTCGATACCGTAGGGGCATATTTAATCGATTTCAGTCCTATAAGATATTTATGAAGTTTGGGCGAGTGAAGCCATTAAAGAAAAGAATACAAAGGTCACAAAACTTTCACAAAATATTCACAAAATAATTGTTGCAAATATTAAAAAGTTTAGGTAAAGTATTACTTATACGACACGGGGTCGTTTTTTAGGAGAAATAAAATGTCACCACAAGATTTTAATTTAACACAAGCCGATTTTGATGCTCATCCTGGTATGTCTTATGAGGCTATACAAGAATTATATTATCACGATGCTGTTGCTAATGAAGCTATGGCTAAAGCAGAGGGTGCTTGGGAAGATTCTGGTTGTTTTTGGTTAGGTTCTAATTATTAATAACAAGGGGGGAAACCCCCAATTTTTAGATAACTTTTTAGGAGAAGCAAATGAATTCATGGAAAGAAAGTTTTAAAGAGTGCTTAGCAATAGCTAAAGAAGCAAATCTTCCACACCAAGATGAAACAGTATCACATAAGAATTCTTGGGAAAACGTAGCAGAGTCATACGATTTTGACCTTAACGACATTGCATTAGCTATTACTAATGATGTATCCAATAAAGATGATATACCTTTCATTTATGTAGACTACTTTGATGAATTTGGCAACGAAATATACAACTCACCTGCTGAATACTACACAGTTAAAGATTGCCTTCGTGACAACGCTATGTTTGTTAATAGCAAGCGTTTTTTGTTGGAGTACGGAGGGGAGTATAAAGAATGAATCCCAAGTACAAAGTTGAATACTATGACAAGGATGAGAACCTTTTACAAAGCTCTGTTGACCCTGAAGTCAATTGGACGAAGTATTCCACCTTTTTTAAAGAGAGGGTGGATGCATTAGAGATAGGTGAATCAGCTTCTGAGCACTATACAACTATCCGTAGATTGTCATAAAAGATTCATAAAAAAAGTGTTGCAATTAGTAATTTAGTCGAGTAAAGTATTACTTATACCGTATAGGACGGTTTTTTAGGAGATTTAAAATGAGTATATTTCGTGATGGTGTAGAGTCTTACAAGGGTTGTGTATTAGCTGAGTATGAAAACAATGGCTACCATGACAGCGATTTTTTTGCTGTTGTTTGGGATGTTGAAAATCAATGTGTTAATTCTATTCAATATGGTACAACTCGTGGTGGTGGTTCTTTTGGTTGCCATATTGATGCAACTCCTGAAATTCGTGCATTAGCCGAATCTTTTAAACAAAAAGTCAGACAGGATTACATAGCCAAGCAAGAGCGAGAAATTGCTAAACTTGCTGACAAAGGCAAGACAGTTGTAATTCATGGCTTTAAGCGTGGTAAGAAAGCCCTTTTAAATGGCTTACAAGGGGAAGTATTTTGGGTAGGTGTTGATAGATATGCACCTCATTATGATAAGGATGCACAAAATGTTGGCATTAAAATTGGTGACGAAAAAGTATTTGTAAGCAATAAAAATGTTACAGTAGTTGGTTTTGATGTTAATTGTTATGATGCATTAATGAAATTTAAAATCAGTAGAATGGTTGAAGGATATGCGATGGCATATAGATTTTAATAAAAGGGGACACAAAGTCCCTTTTTTGTTGTATAATCAGACTTATGAAAAATAGTTGATAAAAACTATTGGAAACATAAGGTTATATGAGAATATGGCACACAAGAAAACTATAACAAGAGCATTGAACGAAGAATACCCACAACAGGTCAGAGGGGCATTCGCTGCCGTGCTAAGACGCATAACAGTTCAAGAGCCTGAAAGACTCCATAAAGTAGCAACAGTATTGTTTGAGGAAGCCGAGAAAGGCAACCTAAACGCTATTAATATACTGTTTGATAGATTAGATGGAAGACCTCACCAAGCGATAGAGATGTCAGGAAACCTCGATGTAAAGACTGAGGTATTGAGTGGTGCATTAGAGCGTATTAGTAAAACAATTGAAAAAATCAGACAATCTGAGCAACCTACTTGAAGAGGCTAAGAAGTTAGCTGAAGAAGTAGACGTTGTAACGGCTGAGGTAGAGCTTACTAAGATTAATTGGTATTTGACTAGACATGACTATCAGATAATGCCTGAAGGCAATTGGTGGAACATATGGTTATTTTTAGCAGGTCGTGGAGCAGGTAAGACAAGAACGGCATCTGAGAACATATGGAGACTAGCATGGGAACAACCAAAGACAAGATGGTTAGTATCAGCCCCTACATTTGCTGATGTAAAAGATGTGTGCTTTATGGGAGAGAGTGGATTGATTAATGTTATGCCACGCTCGATTATTGCTAAACATAACATTGGCGACAATGAGATTACATTAACTAACGATAGTATTATTAAAGGAATCCCTGCATCTGAGCCTGACCGTTTTCGAGGTCCACAGTTCCATGGTGGATGGTTAGATGAGTTAGCAGCGTGGGATTACCTCGATGAAGCGTGGGATATGATTCAATTTGGTATGCGATTAGGTGAACGACCTATCCTTATCTGTACGACAACACCAAAGCCAAAACCATTGATTATTGACTTAGCAAATAGAGATGGCGAAGATGTGATTGTTACCAAAGCGACAACCTATGATAACTTGGCTAACTTAGCCCCTACATTTAAGAATCAGATTCTACAGTATGAGGGAACAAGCATTGGTCGCCAAGAGATTAACGCTGAGATTATTGACCCTGAAGAGAGTGGAATCATTAAAAGAAATATGTTTAGGTTGTGGGATAACAGTAAGCCTCTTCCTAAGTTTGAGTATATCATCCAATCATATGATGTAGCCACGAGCGATAAGACAGCTAATGACCCAACAGCTTGTACTGTATGGGGTGTATTTAAGCCTACTGACAAGCCTATGAGTGTTATGTTGATAGATTGTTGGTCTGAGCATATGCAATACCCTGATTTACGCCCTAGAGTTCTCGATGAGGCTACAAGCATATATGGTGACTCGGATGAATGGTCAAGTGGTAAGAAAGTAGACTTAATACTTGTAGAGGATAAAAGTGCAGGCATTTCTTTAATACAGGATTTACAAAGGGCAGGACTTCATGTAAGGGGATATAACCCTGGTCGTGCTGATAAAACAGCTAGGCTTAATCTAGTAAGCCCTATTATTGCAAAGGGTCTTGTATACCTTCCTGAGAGCGACACGAATAAGAATCAGGTCAAGAGTTGGATAGAACCTTTCTTAAATCAGATATGTGCGTTCCCTGAAGTAAGGAATGATGATTATGTTGATTCGATGACGCAGGCTTTAAGAATTCTGAGAGATATGGGATTCTTAACTGTAGATTATATTCCTGATGATAGCGACTTATATGTTGATGAAACTAAACCTAAGAGGGTAAATCCGTATGCAATATAACTTTAAGTATAAAAAATGCCAATGTGGGCTATTATTTCAGCCCGTCAAGTTCATTGATGTCAGAGTAAAAGGTTATTGCTCACAGAAGTGCCAAGATAAGGCTGAGGTTGATGCTTATGAGATTTGTATGAAAACTTTAGAAACTATATACAAACTTCCACAAAAAAGATTATAATCGAGGAAAACATCTTTAGGGTCGATTTATGCCAAATCAGATTACGGTTGAAAGTGGGCAATTAACTCCTACACAACAATATGAAAAGCTGATAGGCATGGGCATGAGTCCAAGCGATGCAAGTCAATATGCAGGTTTTACACCGTTTCAAACAGACACGCCAAGCAAAGATGAAATGAGATTGGCTGTTGCTAGAAATAGGGCAGGTCAACCTGTTCAGGGAACTCCATTAGAAACATTCACAGGTGCAATGCAAGGATTGGGCAATATGCTTGGTTCGGCAGCTGTAGGTACAGGGGCTTCGATATTGGGAACGCCAGGTAATATAGAGTCATTGGGTAGACAAGCAATTAATTATGTAAGCCCTGATACAGTTAGCCCACAAACCAATATGCCAACATCTGAGGATATTCTGAATAAAGCCAAACAAGTTCCTATATTGCAAGATTATGCTGACAATGTTGCAACAAAACTTGGTGAAAATGTTGTTGGAGGTATTCTTGACCCCTATACAATGGTAAAGGGAGTTAAAGCGACCAAAGGTATGCCTGTAGGGATGAGTATTCAGGATGTGAGTCCGAAAGCATTTAGCCCTAAAGACGACTTTGGCTTCTATTCAAAGCTAGAGAAAGAGTCACAGAACTTACAGCGTAAGCAAGGCAATGGTCAAGCTTTCATGAATGACTTAATGAAGTTAGGAGTGAAGCCTCATGAGTTTGAAGCAACAGGCATGGGTGAGTTTTTAAAGAACAATAACAAGTTAACTAAAGAAGACGTGCAAGGATTTGCTGAACGTAATCGTATTCAAATGAAGGAAGTATATCCTGATGAATACAAACATCCTGAGCAATGGCGAACTCCTTTTAATAAAGATTCAGGAAATAACTATCGTGAGATGTTGATACAGATACCAGAAAAGAATATTACTCAAGGTCAATTGTTAGACGATATGGCTAGACGTTTGGGTGCTAAGAACTTTGAGTCTTTGCCTATGGAGCAACGCCACGAGTTGGCTATTATAGCAAAAGGAACGCCATTCACGGAAAGTCATTTTCCTGAAAATCCTAATACGATGATTAATATGCGTATGGATGACCGTAAAGATGTCGAAGGTAAAAAAGGAACATTGCTTGATGAGTTGCAATCCGATTGGCATCAGAAAGGTAAAGAAAGAGGCTATTCTGATAATGCTAGAAAACAAAAAATTGCACAACAAATTAAAGATTTAGGAATTAATAAAAATATTGAAGATGTTAATTTACTTGATTTAGAAAAACATGGAGCAAGCAAAGAATTAGAAAAAGATTTTCATGACAATTATTTACAAAAAGCTTTACAAGTTCCTGACGCACCATACAAAAACAATTGGCATGAACTTGGTTTAAAGAAAGCAATTCAACACGCCGTAGAACGAGGCGATGATAGATTATATTTGCCTACAGGCGATACATTGGCGGATAGATATGATTTAAGTAAACAAATCAGCAACATTAAATACAAACCATTAAATGACCCTTTATATAAAAATAATTTAGATGAACCTTATTTTCAAGTATCTGCTAAAGACCTTCATGGCAATGAAGTATTTCAGAAACAATTAGCACAATCAGAATTATCCGACCATGTTGGCAAAGATTTGGCAAAAAAAATCATCGATAATGAAGGAGCTCCACATCCATATTTAGATGATGTAAAACAATTTGAAGGGCTTGACCTTAAAGTTGGTGGCGAAGGAATGCGTAAGTATTATGATGAAATCTATCCTTCCTACTTAAAGAAGTTTGCTAAGCAATATGGTGGGCGTGTTGGTGAAACGGAAATAGAAACATCCCCATTGGTATTTAGTTTAGTAGATGAAAATGGTGATTTGGTTCATTATAAAGAATTTGAAACATTAAGGGATGCAAAAAGAAATATAGAAGGTTTAAAGATTAGTGGTTTGATTCCTAAAGATACCCAAATTAAAGAAATGAAGGGTAAAAGCAAAAAAGTATATTACTACGAACCATCTGAAGAAGCAAAAGCCAAGATTAAAGGTGGCTTACCTTATAAAGACGGTGGCGTAGTAAAACTTGCTGATGGTGGTATCGTTGAACGTGCCAATCGAGAATTGCATGAAGAAAAACAATACGATGGTGAGCCATCAACTTCACCGTTTTCACTTGTTGGTGGTTCGGAAATGCCTCAAAATCCTAATATTCCTGAAGGTTCAAGATTACCTCCACCAAATATGTATATGGGGCATATAGGGCACAATGTTAACTTTGATAACAACAGATTAGGGTTAGGTGCTACAGGAATTTCTGTAGATACGCCACAAGGTCGTATTAATAAAATTGCAGGGGTTGATGTGGGTTATGAACATCCATCAGGATTTTATGCACGAATTAATAAACCTATTGGTGGCATGAATCCTCGTGTTGATATTGGATATAGAAAATCATTTGCCGAAGGTGGTTCTGTTATGGAAACAGAATTAGCCAAGATGAAAGAAATTATTGCCAAGAAAAAAATTGAAGATGAACTTAGTGGTATGGCAAAACGCTCAGAAGAATTGAGAGCATTTCGTCCATATGAAAGCTTAACAGAAGTAAAACCTGTTACACAAGAACAAGTCAACGCTGAGTATCAAGTAAGACAATCTAAGCCTACTGTTGGATTAAGACCAACTGATGTAGGTGGAAGCAAAATACCAAGTACACAATTAGAATTATTTAAGAAAAAAGGTGGCGTAATTTCTTTTGATGAAATGAGATTAGCCTTAGCGAGGAAAAGATAATGCCCGAATACCCAATACCACAGGATTACAATCCTAATGACGAGCCAATGCAAGAAGATGCATCTATCTTTGAATTTGAAGACGAATTAACAGAAGACGCAGTAGAAGAGCAAGAAGATGGTTCAGCAATTGTGCACTTAGATAAGTTAAAGACTCCTGAAGAGAGTCCTGACTTTTATGAAAACTTAGCCGAGTCTATTGATGATTACGATTTAGACATGGTTGCAATGAAGTATGTAGATTTAATTGATAAGGATAAAGAAGCCCGTGAGGACAGAGACAAGAAATATGAAGAAGGAATCAGAAGGACAGGTCTTGGAGATGACGCTCCAGGAGGAGCTCAGTTCATGGGAGCTTCAAAGGTTGTTCACCCTGTCATGGCAGAGTCTTGCGTCGACTTCGCTGCAAGAGCAATCAAAGAATTATTTCCACCTGATGGACCTGTTAGAAGCAAGATTATCGGAGAAGTAACCGAAGAGAAAACAGCCAAAGCTGACCGTAAACGTGATTACATGAATTGGCAACTTACGGAACAGATTGAAGAGTATAGAGATGAGCAAGAGCAAATGCTCACTCAGTTACCTTTAGGTGGCTCTCAGTATTTAAAGATGTGGTATGAAGATTACAAGCGTCGCCCATGTACTGAGTTTGTGCCAATTGATAATATCTATTTACCGTTTTCAGCCGTTAACTTTTATACGGCAATGCGAGTTACAGAAGTACAAGACATAACACAAGAAGAATATGATTTAAGAGTATCGCAAGGTTTATATAAAGACATCAATACTTATCGTGTATCGGCTGAACCTGATGAGTCTAAGTCAGAAAAAGCAAGCAATAAAGTTGAAGGTAAGCGTAATGAATCTAAAAACATTGATGGAATTAGGCGTGTATATCATGTGTATACATGGTTAGAGTTAGAAGAAGATAAGTTTAGTAAGGGTGAAAGAGCTCCTTACATACTAATGATTGATGAAAGTGAAAAGGCTGTTATTGGACTTTATCGCAATTGGGAAGATGGCGATGAGACGATGACTAAATTGGATTGGATTGTTGAATTTAAGTTTATTCCTTGGAGGGGTGCTTATGCTATCGGTTTGCCTCATCTTATTGGGGGTCTTAGTGCTGCCCTTACTGGTGCTCTCCGTGCTTTATTGGATTCTGCTCACATCAATAACGCACCGACCATGCTTAAGCTTAAGGGGGGTAAAATTTCAGGGCAATCCCAAAACATCGATGTTACACAAGTTACTGAAATCGAAGGAGCACCAGGGGTCGATGACATCAGAAAAATAGCAATGCCTGTGCCATTTAACCCACCAAATCAAGTTTTATTTGCTTTATTAGGGTGGTTAGATAGTGCAGCTAAGGGCGTTGTAACAACGGCTGAAGAAAAGATTGCTGATGTAAACTCTCAAGCCCCTGTTGGCACTACACAAGCGTTAATTGAGCAAGGTGCGGCTGTATTTAGTTCGATTCATGCACGTTTACATGATTCTCAGAAGCGTGTATTAAAGATTTTAGCTCGTTTAAATCGTTGGTATTTAGATGAACAACGTAAAGGTGAGATTGTTGCTGATTTAGAGATACATAGAGACGACTTTAAGACGAATTCTGACGTTATTCCTGTATCTGACCCTCATATTTTTGCTGAATCACAGCGTTATGCACAAATTCAAGCATTAGCACAAAGAGCTCAAGCAAATCCTGACTTATATAACCGTCTAGCAGTAGAAAAAAGGATTATGAAACAGATAAAAATCCCTGATATTAACGAGATTTTGCCTGACCCTCAAGAAATTAAAGAGATGAATTCAGCTTTAGAGAATATGTCTATGACGCTAGGAAAGCCTGTAGGAGCGTTTGTTTCTCAGAACCACCTAGCACATATCCTAGACCACATTCAATATGCTCTTGACCCTGTATTTGGCTCTAATCCACTTGTAGCACCGACATTTATACCTGCTTGCTTAGAACATATTAAGCAACACTTAGTCTTATGGTATTTACAACATACTGATACGATTGCTTCTATATCACTTGGAAGACCATTTGAAGCATTTAAGGTTGGTGCAATACCTTATGAGGCTCAACAAATGTTACAAGTAGTGGGTCAGCACGTTAATCAAGACGCACAAAGGGTATTGGCACAACAAGTTATGCCAGCTATTCAACAGATGTTACAGACTTTACAGAAAATGTCTCAACAGAATCAACAGCCGACTGACCCTAACATTATGGCTCAGGTTAAAGCGTTGACAGATACACAAATGGCTGAGACAAACCGTAAGGCAGCTTATGATAAGGCTAAGTTATCTTTAGATGCACAGAAACAAGAACTTGATGCTAAGGCTAAAGAACAATCGATTATCTCTCAACAACAAATTGAAGATGCCAAGTTAACGCATAACGCAAATGTTATGACATTAGAGAAGCAATTTGAGGCTCAACAAGCACAATCTGAACAACAAGCACAAGTTCAACAACAAAATTTACAGCATTTGCAAGAAATGCAACAACAAGAAGCACAAGCACAGCAACAAGCAATCCAACAACAGGGAGTTCAAGCTGAACAGCAACAACAACCTGAACAACCACAAGGAGAAGGAAATGTCTGAATTAATTAATATGCATAAACGCATTGCAATGGGTGGCGAAAGTGAAGCCAATCATCTTAAAAAAGGTGGCAAGGTTTCTAAATACGCTAATGGTGGCACAGTTAAACCTAAGAATTCTACCAAATCAGGTAAGTATTCAACGGAAGACTATGACGTTAAACAATGGAATGACCACGGTCATATCGGAGCACATAAAGAAAAAGATGTACAGACTTTAATTTTGGATAGCTCTAACAAACAACCATACTTAGAGCCTAAAGTTCATTCTATCGCTACTCATAAAAAGGGTGGCAAGGTTAAAAAGAACTATTAATGGATATTGTTAATGGTTTTCTCCACGCTTTGAAGATAAAGCAAGAGGAGATAAAAGAATCGATGGTAAATGGGAATTTTGTAAATTTTGAAAGTTACCAAAGATATGTAGGTATATACCAAGGCTTGGAAGAAGCTGTTGGAATTTTGAATAATCTTTTAGAAGAAAAGGATAGTGAATGAGTGTATTAGATAAAGAACAGACGCTTGAAGAAGCGTTCCCAACAATTGACCCTTTGATGTCTCCGTATGGGGCGAGAGTATTGGTTCAATTAAGAGCAGTAAAAGAAAAGGTAACTGAAAGTGGTATTTATATCCCTGAAGAAACCAAAGAGACCGAAAAATGGAATACACAAATTGGTAAAGTCATAGCCATAGGTCCAATTGCTTTTAAAAATCGTGATAATTCTGAACCATGGCCGGAAGGTGCTTGGGCTCAAGTAGGTGACTTTGTGCGAGTCCCTAAATGGGGTGGTGATAGATGGGAAATCGAATTTGTTGATGAAAAAGGTATTGAGGGAAGGGTTTTATTTACTTTCTTTAATGACCATGAATTAATTGGCAAAGTAACAGGTGACCCTCGTGAAATTAAAGCATTTATTTAAGGATTGATTATGACACCAACAGAAAAAATGGAAATGCAAATTGCTGAGTCAGAAGATGGTTCAGCAAGCGTAGTTTTACCTGAAGGAGAAGAAAATCCACAGGTAGAAGAAAAGTCAGAGTTTAGACAAGATGATGACTTTGAAGATGCTAAACCTGAAGTAGACCCTGAACGTGAGGCTATTAGGGAAGCACGTCGTGAAGAGCGACGCTTAAAGAAACAAATACATCGTGAAAAGACAAGAGAATCAAGCTCGCTCATTAGTGCCCTTAAAAAGCAAAATGAAATGTTGGCTGAACGCTTGGCTGTCATTGAAAAGAAAACTTCAGGTGCTGAATTAGCGAGAGTTGATAAAGCAATTGAAGATGCAGGCGTACAAGTTGAATACGCTAAGATGAAGTTACAAGAAGCTGTAAGTCAAAGCGATGGACAATCAGCAATTCAAGCCCAAGAGATGTTGTATGAGGCTAAACAAAAGATGGAAGCATTGGCTAATCTTAAAAGACAAGCCACGCAACAATCTGTTCAGCCTAAACAAAATATTAATGTGCCTGACCCTGTAGTTCAACGTATGGTAGCTGATTGGATGGATGAAAATCCTTGGTATGACCCTAGAGGCGAAGATGAAGCATCACAAATCACTCAGTTGATTGATAAACAATTAACTAAAGAAGGATTTGACCCAACTACGCAAGAATATTGGGATGAATTATCATATAGAGCTGAAAAAAGATTGCCTGAAATTAAAAATAAGAGTTATAATGGGGAAAATGTGCGAAGACCACGTTCTGTAGTCACAAGCTCAGGAAGAGAGTCAAACGCTATTCCTAAAGGCAATGTATATGAATTAAGTCCTGAAAGAGTAGCTGCTTTAAAAGAGGCAGGAGTTTGGAATAATCCTGAAGCAAAGATGAAGATGATTAATCGTTTCCGTGAATGGGACAAACAGAACAAGGTAAGAGGATAATATGGACAATCGTTTAAAACGTAATACCAATGTAGGTCGTGAATCTCGTGCTATCGGAGATACTTCTCGTGAAGCACCTGAGAAAAACTTTGCACTCTCACAAGAACAACGTCGTATGTTCCGTGATGAATTTTTACAACAGTCTTTACCGACAGCTCCTGAGATTCCAGGATTTCATAGCTGTTGGTTATCCACAACCAATCAATATGACCCAATCCACAGACGTATGCAAATCGGATATGTGCCTGTGAAAGCCGAAGAAGTTCCAGGCTTCGAGCACTATAAGGTTAAGTCAGGCGAGATGGAAGGTTTTATCTCTGTTAATGAGATGGTGTTGTATAAGATACCTGAAGAGATTTATCAAGCGTATATGGCTGAAGTACACCATTATGCACCGATGGATGAACAGGAAAAAATCAAAGTACAACAAGACCAACTTCTTAACGCAAGAGATTCCAATGGTAGAGCATTGGGTCAAGTTGAAGGCGATGGAATGCATTTTGATTTAACAAGAGAAGCACCTGTCTTTTAATTAAGATAGAATTAGTATTAACTCATTAAAAATTGCGTCAATTGCGATTTTGCTTACATAGCTTTGAATAAAGCGAAACAAACCAAAATTTTTTATTAACGCAATTTATTAAGGAGTAATATATGTCGTCTACATCTGCTCCGTTTGGTTTACGTCCTTCTTTCTTCCCAACGGGTTTAGAAAGAGCACAATGTTTACAAAACGGTATTACATCAGGTTACAACGCTAATATTTTCAAACAGCAACCTGTTGCTTACGTTAGTGCTGCTAACGTGGGTTCTACAGGTTCAGCTAACGGAACTATTATCGCTGCTCAAACAACAACAGGTACATCTACATCACAACAGTATGCTGTAGCAGGTTCTTTCCAAGGTTGCGAATTCACCGACACAACAGGTCGTCGTAGAGTTTCTAACTATTGGCCTGCAGGTACTACTGTTCAATCAGGCTCTATTACCAACGCTTATTTCTATAATGACCTCAACATCGTTTATGATATTCAAGCTGACGGTTCTATGGCTCAAACAAGTATTGGTGGTGAGTATTATTTCACTAACATTACTGCAGGTTCTACTACAGTTGGTATTTCCCAAGCAACATTAGGTGCTTCTACAGCCGTAACAAACGGTCAACAAGCCCAAATGCGTGTAGTAGATTTAGCTCAACAAGTAGATAATGCGTGGGGTGATGCATACACAGTAGTTCGTGTACAACTCACTAACACCAACTTCTACGGTCAATATGTAGCCCAAGTTTAATATAGGAGAATAAATTATGGCAGCCCCAATGAGAAGTACGGACTTCCGTTCAATCGTAGAACCTATATTGAACGAATCCTTCGACGGTGTATACGACCAACG